AAACATATCAATATCGTATTGTGTATATTTTGGCATTATTTTTGTTCTTTATAAAGTTCCTGTGAATATAACGCAAGTATAAACATTGTTAGTCCTAACAAAGTAAATACTCCACAAGCAACCCAATCATTATTCATTGGTATTCCTTTATATCCACCATCAATTGCTCCAGCGGCACATACTAACATTAATGTACCAGCAACTGACAAAACAATAGTTAAATATTCTATTATTTTTTTCATAGTGTTTAGCTCCTTATTTTAAATAAAGAGGTCCAGTCCATTGAATAGGATAATTCCCATTTAGAACATTTCCTCTAGGTTGATTTAATGCAGGTGCATTAAAACCAGCAGGTTTCAATATATCACCTTTCTTAAAATGTTTAAAGTCTTCTTTTACGATAAAAGCAAAAACTCCTCTATCTCTAACAATTTTAATATACTTCTTTCCGTTAGTAATAGAAATCATTTTATCCCAATTATCTAATTGTTCTTTACAATAACTACCTAGGTCTTTCTGACCATTTGAAGTAGACGAATTGTAATAGTCTTTTTTAGCACCTTCCATCAATAAAGCAATACCTTTATCTAATGTGTCGGCTTTCTCAAATACCATAGTTCTGTTGTACATAGTGTTTCTCCTTTTTGGTTATCTATAATAAACTGCAAAAGTATCGGCAAAATTCATAAGACAATACGATTGGTCTCTATTATAATTGATTTTAGATTTACCTCTATATCTGTATCTAATTTTTTTCGCATTTTTATGAGCAGATACTTCTTTAAAGTACTTTAAATACTTCATAGGAATACCTTTTGCGATAGATACTTCACTAGAGTGTGATTTTGTTAAGTATTTTAATAAAACTGGATTTACAACTCTTTCAAATACTTTTTTTCTTCTGTTTTTCATAGTGTTTATCCTTTTTGTTGTCATATACATACTATATTACCTTAATTCCAAACAATTGTCAAGCAAAATATGAGAAAAATTACAAAAAAATCAATAAAATCAACACTTTTTTTGGTGTTTGTTCTCTTTTTGTTCTCTGGATGTTCAAAAAACCTTGTAAATTGTAGTTTTTTCCCAGAAATTTCAGAATCAGGCGATATTGAAAAGGTTGATAAAGTAAATTTACTAAAAAGTTTGAATGAGGCAAGAAAAAGTTTCCAATTTAAGTGTAATTTTTAAATTTTCTAATAAATATTACAAAAGAGAGGTAAAAAATAATGGAAGGTGAATTTAAAGTAAGAATTAAAAATAGAATTTTTACATATAACAACATAAATGATATTCCAAATGAAATTGGAGCAGTAATTTCATTTAAACCTGATTTTCCAGAACCACCTCATACAGAAGAACAACATAATTACATAGAAACATTTACAGATAAACTAAAACAATTAATGGAGAGAGAATGCCAGCGGTTACGAGGATAGGAGACGCCGATGTTGCCCATTGTTCTGGTATGACCAGAGCAGTAGGTAGTCCAAATGTATTTTGCAACGGTATAGCCGTTAGTAGACAAGGTGATAATAACACGACACACTTATTACCTGCTGTACCTTGTATACCTCACGCTAAACCAATTGCAACAGGTTCAACAACCGTGTTTATAAACGGTAAAGGTTGTGGTAGAATAGGTGACGCATTATCAGGTTGTACAAGTGTTGCCGAAGGTTCTCCAAATGTGTTTGCTGGTTAGTGTATAAATATATAAGTTATGGCAATCTACGATTCAAAAAGTTCAGTTAGTAAAGAAAGAGTAAATCGGATATATTCTGATTTAGATTTAGACTTTACAAGAAATCCAGTTACCTCGGATATAGTTAAACTTAATGATGTAGATTCTGTAAAAAGAAGTGTAAAGAATTTAATACAAACAAATCATTATGAGAGACCTTTTCATCCAGAAATAGGAAGTGATATAAGAGGATTGTTATTTGAAAATATGACACCTCTTACTGCGTTAAACCTTGAAAGAAAGGTAATAGAAGTTTTAACTAACTTTGAACCTAGAGCAAAGATAGTAAATGTTATTGCTCAACCACAAGAAGACGCAAATAGATACCATATACAAATTAGTTTCTATGTTGTTGGTATTTCAACACCAATCGTAGTAGAAACATATTTACAAAGGTTAAGATAATATGGCGTGGGTAGATGTACCAAATTCAAATAGTATTTGGCAGTATGATAATGCTGCTACTATATCAAACACATATCCAGATTCAGCTGACGGTGCTAATTCAGTAATCGCTAGTGGAATTAGAACATATACTAAACCAGGTGGTGGTACGGTACAAGTTTATATAAGATGTAGAAAAAAAGGCACAACGGTAGAACGAGGTGAGTTATCAAAAACTTACTTTGATTAATAATTAGGAAAGAATAATGGCAAGCACAAAGATAGATATTTCGGAATTAGATTTTGACCAGATAAAAGCAAACTTAAAAGTATTTTTACAAAGTCAGGCAGAATTTTCTGACTATAATTTTGAAGGTTCTGGTTTTGCTGTTTTATTAGATACATTAGCATACAATACACACTATCTTGGTTTCAATGCCAATATGTTGGCAAATGAAATGTATTTGGATTCTGCTGATGTAAGAGCAAATGTAGTTTCACTTGCTAAAATGTTAGGTTATACTCCTTCGTCTGCAAAATCTCCAACTGCTTCAGTTGACATTGTTGTTAATGACGCAACAGGAACAACTTTAACAATGAATAAAGGACAAACCTTTACAACTGCTGTTGATGGTACTGCTTACAACTATATTACTAATGATGAAATTACAATTACACCTGTTGATGGTGTATTTAAGTTTTCAAATGTAACCTTATATGAAGGAACACCAATTACATTTAGATATACGGTTGATACACAGGATCCCGACCAAAAGTTTTTAATTCCTAGTGCAAACGCTGACACAACAACTCTAAAAATAAAAGTTCAAACAAGTTTAACAGATACAAACCAAACAACATATAGTTCGGTTACAGGTTTAACAAAACTAGATAATACATCTACCGTTTATTTTTTAAGTGAAACAGAAACAGGTAAGTATTGTGTAACCTTTGGTGATAATATACTTGGTAAGAAATTATCAAATGGAAATATTGTTATTATGGAATATATTGTAACCAATAAAGCATTATCTAATGGTGCTAAAACATTTACACCTGCAGGTAACATTGGAAACTTTTCAAACATAACGGTTGCAACTCAATCAGTATCGCAAGGTGGAAGTGAACCTGAATCAAAAGAGAGTATTAGATTTAATGCTCCTTTACAATACTCATCGCAAGATAGAGCAGTAACCACTTCTGATTACGAAACAAAAGTTAGGTCTTTATATCCAAACGCTTTGGCCGTAAGTGCTTGGGGTGGTGAAGATGACGAAACACCAATTTATGGTGTTGTTAAAATTGCAATTAAGGCCGCTAGTGGTTCTACTTTAACTACACAAACAAAAGCAGACATTGTTGCTAAACTAAAAGAATATAATGTTGCTTCGGTTACTCCTATGATAATAGATCCAGAAACAACAAGTATAATATTAAACTCAACAGCAAAATTTAATTCTTCGGCAACGACTAAAGACGCTGATACATTAAAAGCAAATATTATTCAGGCAATAACAAATTATAATGCTACTACACTTCAAAAATTTGATAGTGTATTCAGACATAGTAAAGTTGCTACATTAATTGATGATGTTGATACTTCAATTTTATCAAACATAACAACTTTAAAAATAAGAAAAGATTTAACACCTACTTTAAATAGTTCATTGAAGTATAATGTTTATTTTAGAAACTCATTATACAATCCTCATAGTGGACATAACGCAAGTGCTGGTGGTATATTATCATCAACAGGATTTAAAGTAAGTGGTGATACTAATGAACAATTTTTAGATGATGATGGTAATGGAATAGTAAGAAGATATTATTTGTCAGGTGCAACAAGAGTTTATTCAAACTCAACGCAAGGTACAATAGATTATACGACAGGTGCTATAACAATCAATTCATTACAGGTGACATCAATTTCAAACATAAGAGGAAGTGCTTCAAGTGTTATAGAGTTAACCGTGCAACCTGCTTCTAAAGACATTGTACCAGTTAGAGACCAAATAATAGAAATAGATATTACTAATTCTAATTTTACGGTTGAAAAAGATACTTTTGTCGCAGGAAGTTCAGACGCAGGAGTTGGTTACACTACAACAAGCTCTTACTAAAATAAATGGCGAAGTTTACTAAAAAGATTACCAGTCTTATTCAAGGACAAGTACCTGAATTTGTAATATCAGACCATCCTAAATTTGTAGAATTTCTAAAAGCATATTTTACATTTATGGAATGTGCTGAATTGGGTATTACTGAATCTCAATCAACAGAAGGTATCTTATTAGAAACAGAAACAGGTCAATCTAACAGATTATTGTTGGACGCAAGTAGACTTGGTTCAGAAGCAACTCAAATAGACGCTGGCGATAAAGTTTTACAAGAAAGTTCTACTTATGGTAAATTTACTTTCGGTGAAATTATAAAAGGTCAAACTTCTAATGCTGAAACAGCAATATTAGCAGAAGATTTGAAAAATGGCAGACTATTCATAAATGCAAATGATAAATTTATAGAAGGTGAAACTATAATAGGTCAAACTTCTGGTGCTTCAGGTGTTGCAGGAACTTATAGACCAAATCCAGTAAAATCAATCCAAGATTTATTAAACTTTAGAGATCCCGATAAAGTTATTCAACATTTTCTAAATCAATTTAGAAATGAAGTCTTAAATACAATTCCAGAAGATTTACACGGTGATGTTAATAAAAGAGAATTAATTAAAAGAGTAAAAACTTTATATCGTACTA